AACTCCCCTTGCCCTTAACTTGCTCTCTGGACAATGGCACGCCAAATAATAACGCTCGCCAAAGACAAGGGGAGACAAATGAATGATGTATTTAGAATAACATTGTTTGATTGAGGTCGTCAATCATTCGTTGTAAGTTCCTTTGCATTTGGTTGTAATAAGAAGGCTTGAGTTCTATCCCTATAAAGTTGCGTTTTAGCCTCAAACTTTCGTGTCCTTCACTTCCTATACCTCCAAACGGACTTAATACGGTTTCGCCTTCATTGCTCCACAAATGCAAACAACGCCTGATCGTTTCTAATTGTAAGGGACAAATATGTTTTTCGTCCTTCTCATCACGTGCGCTGGTGTATTGCAAGGTGTCGGAGTAATTGATGTCATACCATACGGGCTCTGCATACTTTTGCCATAAACTTACGGGGAGGTAATTCTCTTGTTTTTCATCAGTATCTTGGTGTGTAATAGGTACAAGATTATCACCTGCATTGCGAAACACTAAGATATAATCAGGAATACCCGTGCGAGACATACTACTGTCTTTTTTGATCGTTTTATGCAGCAATCCGATAGACTTGGTACGGGTCATTTCTACTACTGGGCTTTTCCAAATTGTTATTCTATCGTGGTATATGAAACCCTCTTTCTGGAATGATTGAATGATCATTCCTGAAAAGTCTTTGAGCCCTATATATCCGTCTTTGCCTTTCATTGCTGGTAAATCCATACAATGTACGGCTACCAATCGCCCGCTTTTTACTACCCTTGCTAACTCTTTCACAAGGAATTGAAAATGTACAAAGAACTCATCGTAATTCTTGCAGTTGCCCATATCACGAATATCGTCTGAATAAACGTATAATTCGGCAAATGGGGGGCTGAATATTGAGAAATCTATACTATCGGTAGGGAGTTTAGCCACTTCCTCTACGCAATCGCCGTGTATGGCTCTGAATGTAGGTGTTTGCATATTTCTTGGTTTTTAATCATTAGTTCTTGCATTTGTTTGAATTGTGTCTCCTTTTCCCTTATGGTACTCATAACGTTCTGCATTGTGTCGGTAGTGATGATATTCACCGTTACATCGCCTTTCTTCCCAAAACGATGCGAACGCCTTACTGCTTGGTAAAAGCCCTCAAAGGAGAAGTCAGGGCTCATAAAGGTTTGATGCAGGCAGTGCTGAAAGTTTAATCCGTATTTTGCTATCTGTGGTTTAGTAACCAAAACTCTGTATTTGCCGTCTACAAAGTCTAACAGCTTTTGCGCCTTATCCTCTGGAGTATCGCTTCCTGATACTTCTACCGCCCCACGAATACCTGAGGTTACTTCCTTGCTTTCATCGTTGTGTTTTACCCATACGATATGGGGCTCATTATCGGCATTAGCAATCTCAATAGCTTTTGCGATACGTTGTTCTTTGGTACGCCTCAATTCTTTGTTGAAATCAGTAGCCGATACTGCCATATTAGGAAACAACAAACCGTTGCTAAAATCATTTTGTGTGGTGATTTGGTACTCCTTGTAAATCACCTCTGATAAATCATACCCTTGCATTGGGTAACCTATATCAGCAGGGTTGGTAAGCATTATTGCCCAACTTGATATGAACTGATAGAACTTCTCTACAGCGTGCCCTTTCAATCGCCATTTGCTTGTGTGGTCTTGGTCGTTAATAAAATAGGTAGCGAGCATTCCTAATCTACTTTGATAGCCTAAAAACTCCGAGTGATTAGCCAGTTCCATAGGGTCGTTTGGCGAAGGGGTAGCGGTAAAAGCAAACTTGTAGGAGGTATTGTGAAAATACTCAAAGAGTTGCTTTTTTATATGCCCTTCAAAGTTCTTCATTATAGAACTTTCATCGACGATCAGCCCTGCGTACTCTTGTGGGTTGATGTTGTGCAAATTCTCAAAGTTGGTAATGGTTACCTTATCAAGGTCAAACCCAAATTTTTCTGCTTCTCTTTTGGTTTGTGCTACCACCACCAAAGGAGCAAGTATAAGCACAGGTTTATTGGTGTGTCTTACGATTTGGGTAGCAGTTTCCAGCTGCATTACCGTCTTTCCCAGTCCGCAATCAGCAAATACAGCGTGTTTGCCTTTGAGAATGTTTTTAGCAACAATATGTTGCTGAAAAGGAAATAGTTTAGGGTTCATCGGCAGTGGTGCAAAGCCTTTATGCTCCTTTGCTTTTTGTTTTAATCGCAAAAACTCTTGATACTCATTCATTTTGATTTGAAATTAGAGATTTGATAAAGATTTATGCGCACTCAATCTCCTTCAAATCGGGTTGTTTTTAGCCCCCGCTCACGGCTCGAACGTGAGTGCTTGCCTATCGGGGTGCACAATGGTCACATTACAATTCTTTTATAGTGTTCTTAGGAACTTATTCACGAAATACACTTGCCCTTTGCCTGTTACTTTTGGTGTTATGGTTGTATGCATTACTCCGCCGTTTCCTGAGCGTGTGCCTTTCTTTAACTCGAATAGTCCTTGCTCAATGTATTGCTGGTTAGGAATGTTATAATATTCGCCCTTTTTACCTAAGTAGTGATTTTCTCGTAACCACTTAAATAACCTCTTTTCGCCTATCTCATAACCTTTTTGAGTGATGAGTTTAGCAAGTTCACCAATAAGGCAGGACGATTGAGAACCTATTACTGTGTCAGCAAATAATACCTTTGGGGCTTGTTCTTGCAGTTGCTTTTGTTGCTCTTCTATCTTCTCGGCTTGCTCTGCTGCTAATCGCAATGCTTCTGAAAATGATTGAGGAATTTGAGCGTGGTGCGCTTGTTCTTTTGCTCTTAGTTGCTTTTCACACTCAATAAAATATTGGCGTGCTTCTTCGCCTCTTGCAGTATTAGCTTTCATAGATAGTTTTTTGGCAAAATCAATAGAAATGGCAAAGTCTTTTGTTTCGTTACCGTTCAACATTATGTTGAGGGTCTGGTAATCAATATTTTCAAAAGCAAACTCATTTTCTAAGATGTTTTTCTGATACCACCTTGACCATACTGCTTTATTATAGCCTAAAAACTCATATAGTTCTCTTGCTGATACGGCTTTACTCCCGTTTTGTTCGGTGATTTTAATTAACTCTTGCATAGGTTGATAGTTTGTGTTTGTTATTTCGTACATAATTAGATATTTTTAGAAGTTAGTAATTCCTTTGAGTAGTAAATGAGGTTATCCAAGTTCGTGAAGTCGTCAGCGATCAAACAGCCTGCGATGCAGTCGTCAATCGTCTGTATTTGCCACAAAATAGAGTATAGGCTATCCTTTACCCTACTTTCAGGCAACTTGTCCATTACCTCATTAAAAAGGTCTAAAAGGTGATTTTTCGTTTGGGTAAGATTGTAGATTTTACCCTCCAAATCCATTCCGATATGTTCTACTTTCGGTAGGATTTCTAAAAGTGAAGTGTGGGCAGTTTTCGCACTGCAGGGCATGTCTATGCAATTACTATTATTCATTGCATTAACATTTTCATCGTACTTTGGCATTTGCGAATGAAAATATTTATTAGTAATAAAATAGGAAAGGCTATCGCCCCCTTTACTCGCCAAAGTACATTTACTATTCTTTTCAGTATAGCAAACCGCAGGGTTATGATAGCCTATAATATTTGCAACATTAGCTGTTGCAGTATTGACATTAAAAAATGCTAATACTGAAATAGAACTAAAACATACTTTGGCGAAGTATGATGCAAATGTACGACTATTTTTAAAACTAACAAACATTTTCATTCGTTTTTTCATTGCTTATTTTACTTTAAAACTTGCTTATTTATATCTTCACTTTGATATTCAGTGCTTTATAACTTGTTTTTATCCTTGCTTAACGAGGGGTGAAAATTGCTTATTCCTCATTATCAGGTTCAGGCAAATCAAGATTGAAATTATCCATACACATCTGCCTTACTTGCTGCTTAAATTCCTTTTCCCATTCATAAGTGCTTAACTTGGTGCTACTCACTGGCACTCGCTGTATCTCACCAGTAGCAGGATTAGGACGCTCTTCATAATTACACAAGGCTTTCAGTACATTATGAACCTCATTAGGAGGGTAAAACTCGCCCCAAGTGTCATTCATAGCCTGCTGAATGATAGGTATCCAAACGCCCCAATAGAAAGCATTTTGTTGTACGCTTCGTTTCTTGCTTCGCCTCTCAATGGTGATGTTGATATTCGTATCCTCAAATGAAGCTATAGCCTTTTGTATCAGATTGCGATTTTGCACCAATTTGCCGTTCTTAACGTTGCACGGAATGGTTATCTTTTTCATTGTTATCGTCTTTGAAAGCAAGGCAGGACTCGAACCTGCTACTATCCCGATTGATACTTGCTTTTTGTTGTGTTAATTACCTAACATTCACGGTACTCTGCTATTAATTCCTTTGTTTTTTCATACACAACCTCACCATCTTCAGTTACTTTACTAACGTGAAATGCGTGTCCTTGCACACTGTCGGGTTCTTCATCTTCAAGAAAGTCAAACGGACTCTCTTCAAAAATGTCCATTGCTTCTTCATAGCTTTCTGCTTCTACAATAGCCGTGTACTCACTTTCTTCCACGTGGCTAAATTTAATTACATACTTGTTCATTTTTTAATATTTAAATCTGTTATACAAACGGGTTCAGGATAGCCTTCTATCTCAATTTTGTCACAACTATAAATAAAGATTTTTTCACTTTTCTTATCTTTATTCCAATCTTCTTTTGTTATAGGAATTGGTATAGTCCAATTAGGACAGATTCCATAAACACTACCTTGCACATATTCAATGATATTTTTTCTGTTTTTTATTAACCATTGAATACACATTTCTTTCTCAAGGTATTTAGAGTGTACAGCAAAAAGAATTGTTTCTTGAGGAAGTCCTGTTTCAGTTAAATCAGGACTTACATTTGACCTAAAATATGAGATGTCTTTTAATTTTTTCTCATATTCCAAACATTTCTCTTCAGAGTCAAATTGAGTATCATCCTCTGCTTCATAAACTTTTGTTTCAAGTATTTTTTCTTTCATTTTTTCTTTATTTTTTAAGTTACTAAAAAGGCATTCCGTCATCTTGTGCGGGTGCTTGTCCGTACTGGTTAAACATTTGCCCCTGCTGATATTGCGGTTGCCCTTGTGGTGGGTAGGCAGGTTGCGCATATTGCGGTTGCTGTACGTACCCTTGCGGGGCTTGCTGATATTGCATAGGTTGCTGATATTGTTGCATAGGTTGTACAACCTCAATCTTCCAACCTACAACCGTATTGAAGTACTTAACCTCGCCTTGCGGACTTGTCCATTCTCTTCCTTGCAGGTTAAAATGTATCTTAACTATTTGCCCTATTTGCAAGTTATCCAACAAAGCGCAATTGCCTTGTGCAAATTGAATGATAATATCTTGTGGATATTGCCCATCGGTGGTGATAACTAAATCACGCTTTTGAAAGCCGTTTTGCCCTACTGTTTCAGTAGCGAATATTGTTTTAATTCGTCCTTGTATTTCCATAGTTATTACTTTATAATTCTCATTTTCTTGAAGATTTCTAATGCTTTGTTTTTTGTAAAAGCGTCAAAGCATTCGATACAGCCTTCTTCAGTAGCAAACCCATAAGATAAGGATGTCAATAATTCTCCGTTAGATGTAGTTACTTTTGTGAAGTAGGTCTCATTATCTCCGTTGTATTCTTTCTGAACGAGTATTTGTCTGTCTTCATACTCATATACTTTGCAAAATGTGTATTTTTTCATAGTTATAATAAAGGTTTTGCAATTTCTAATAGTTCTTTTTGTTCTTCAAGGAATTTGTCTCTAATTTCTTTAGATTTAAAAGCTAATATTTTACCATTACCACAAGTTCGTTCAGTTTCTATTTCACCTCTATAATTTTCTATTATATATTTCCATTCATCATCTTTCCAATCAGGTTTCCAATCCTCATTGTAATAGTCTCTAAGAAATAGAAGTTTTAAAAGTGCTATTGTTGTATCAGCAAGTTCTTTATTAGGTGCTACTAAGTTTTCAGGTAAATAAATGTAATTTTTATCTCTAACTACTTCCTCATACGTTGGTGCAGGTGCTTTTTGCTCAAAGCCTTCAAAAATGTAAGGTTTTGTAGCAAGTGTTGCTTTAATGTCTGTATAATAACGCCCATCTGCGGTGTAAGAAAGTTCATTTATTTCCAACCCTTCATAATGTACCTTAATAGGAAAATCATCAGACTCAACAACGCTTATAACTTCTCCTTCCTTATCTGGAAACACTAATTGGTCATAGACCTTCATTCCTTTTTTAAATACTGTTTCCATATTCTTGTTGTTTTTCAAGTTTTTCTAATAAAGCATCAGCAAATAACACGGCTTTTCCTGCAACTATGTATATACTTTCATTACCCTTACTTAACATAGCTTTTGCCGCTTCTATCGCTATTTGTTCACGCTTGGTTATTCCTAAACAGTGAGCAATATGTGAAGGGTATCTTTCCATAAGATATTCGTTTGCTATAGCGATTTTATCTACATCTTTATTATCATTGTCATTACCAATGAATAAAGGTATAGCTACTATAGGCTGTTCTCCGTTTTTAATTTTCTTACTCATTTTATTTAAAATTTACTTATAAAAACTTCTACTTTTATGCAGCTCTAAAACCTCGCTGCTTTCCTTTCTATTTGCCTCAATAAACGCATGTGCCTGCTGTATGCTAAGGTGTGTATTGATATTGCCGTAAGCGTGCGTATATTCGCCCTTTGCGTGCGCTTCTTCTATCGCCTGCTGTATATACTCCTCACAGTAATTATGCTCAATAGCATAGAGGTCATAACCTTTGGCAGTAATACCCTCTAAGTGTGCTGTATCGGTAGCGTGGAATATCTTTTGCCCACTATTGAGGAATATTCGCCAACCTACATTTGGTACATCGTGGTACAGCTTCACAGACGACACTTTAAACGCCCCATAATCGTACAATTTACCCACTTGCAGT